ATCATAAACACGACTTGTACCGGAATGAAGACTTTTGGGACGACTGCAATCTATATGGACTTGCAAACATTGACATCAAAGCGGCGCCGATTATGTCGGAAACCTACGAGGAGCTGAAAAATACAATATTCCGGTACAGCGGTCTAAAGGAATATGCGGCGCAGGTGAAAGAAGTAAATCCGATCAGGTATCTGCAGACATACCAGAAAACGCCGCAGATGGAGATGCTTGCGAAAATGGGATTGAATGAGACAGCAGAAGCAATCAATGATGGGCGCGTTGGAATTATTGTGGATGCATCCACGAAAAGACTGGACTCTTTTCTGGGAATTCGAGCAGAGCGTGTGAAAAAGCTGATCGAAGGGAAAGGAAATCTGCGCCTCCTGAGAGTTCTGCAGATCGAAAAGAGCCTCAATCAGCACTGGACGGAAGAACAGGTGGATCATCTGGCAGAAACAGGGCTGGATATCGCACACGTTGCGCTGGCTATGAAATACATGACAATTCAAAAATTACTAAACCGTGTCGGAAAATATGCCGGATGCGCTTACGGAACAAACTGCGGAAGGGCAATGAACGAGATACAAAATACGGCCATCATGTATCTGGACTATTTGGCAATGCGAGAAAGACGGGGATATGACTTGAATAACTCTGTATACCAGCAGCCAAGAAATTTAGACGAAGCTCATGCACAGATGACTGCGGAGACAAATCGGGAAGAAGTCGAGAAACGACTGAGGGAGACAGAAGAAAAATATCCGAACATCAAGAAGCAGTACAGGAACCTGCGAAAAGAATACTACTACGAAGATGCAATGTATGTCATTCGGCCGGCCCGATCAGCGGCGGAGATCGTGATGGAAGGAAGGATTCTCCATCATTGCGTCGGGGGCGACAACTATCTGAGCAAACACAACGAGGGGAAAAGCTATATCCTGATGATGCGATTACAAAAAGAACCAGAAACACCGTACATCACCATCGAAATCAATCCGGAACAAAAGAGAATAGTACAGTGGTATGGAGAAAGGGATACAAAGCCGGATAAAGAAAAAAATCAGAGCTGGCTGGATAATTATCTGGAAAAGCTGAAAAGCGGAACTCTGCAGGAAGAAACCAGTGAAATGATGACAATGACAGCATAGGAGGTAGGTATGGAAGAATATACACAATTAACCCTGGATGACTGGCTTGCGATGAAAGAGAGCCTTAAGCGGGACTTGATCGGCGTGCAGGAGAGTTTTGTGCGGATCGGTTACACGCTCCGGAAGATCGAGGAGCAGAAACTATATAAAAATGATGGCTATGAGACAGTGACGGAATTTGCCAAGGCAGAATACGGATTGAGCGCATCAACGATCTCGCGTTTTATGAGCATCAACCGAAAATTCAGCATCGACGGTTATTCGGACCGCCTGCGGCCGGAATACGCACAAATGGGGAGCAGCAAGCTCTCCGAGATGCTTTCCCTGCCGGATGCAGACATGGAAATGATCCGGCCGGAGATGCCAAAGGCAGATATTCGGGAGCTGAAACACTTCAACAAGGAGACGCCGGAACCGGAAGCCGCGGACTCACTGGAAAAGCTGGTGTGGAAATTCTTCGAAGCCAATGCGGCGATTGCAAAACAGTTGGAGCAGAGCGAGGCCTATGCGGACGGCGAAGCGGAGAAAATGGTTGAGATCGTCAACCCGGCGGGGGTTAAAACGTTCCGTGCAGGGCTGTACTATATGGCGATGTACGAGAATGACATCCAGATCAAGCAGTTCGGACAGCAGCCGCAGAAAATGAGCTGGGCGGAGTTCTTCGCAATCACGAAAAAAATCTTCGAGAGCGTGGAATGGAAACAGAGAATACAAGAAGAGCATCCCAAAACAGAGCCGCAGGAAAAAGTTGAGACAAAACCAATTGCGCCGGCGCAAATCAAAAAGCCGGAAAGCCCTATAAATACAGAGGCGGAGCCGGTTTCGGAGACACCGAAAAAGCCGGAAAAAGAGACGTCCCAAAATGCGGCACAAAAGAAAAATGAGACACCGCAATCAGAAGAACCGCGGAAAGCAGAAGAAAAAATGCAAAGTGAGACGGAAATTGCGGAAAACGGAGCGGAAAGCACGCAAAACGCAACGGAAATCACACAAAACGCAACGGAAACCGCACAAACCGAGACAGAGGAGCAGCTGCCGGGGCAGATGAATCTTCCGGCAGACTATCCGGGGACAGAAAGCGTTGAAGTGGTCGGAAAGACGATGCAACGAAAAGAATATCTGGATACGCTGGCCACGTGGGGAACGGCTGAATACCTGTATAAGAATCTGACGACGGAAGTCCTGGGAAACGAAGAAAAACTCTACGAGTGGCTGAAAGACAAGGTCGATGAGAGGGGATATGGAATGGAGGATGCGAATGTATTTTAGAAAAGAGAGCACGGCACTCAGAGAAGAAGTGTATCGGTATATTGCAAGATACATTTCAGAGCATGTGTATCCGCCGAGCTATAAAGAGATTGCAGCCGAGCTGAGCATATCTGCAACGACTGTGAAAAAACACATGGATGAGCTCATAGCCGATGGAATCCTTGAGACAGATGCAGAGCCGGGAGCACAAAGAGCGTTCCGGATCCGAAATACAAAGGTAGTGAAGAAAGGGAGAAAAGAATGAACAAAGTTATGTTGATGGGAAGATTGACAAGAGATCCTGACGTCCGGTGGACGCAAGGACCGGAGCAGAGTGCGGTTGCGCGCTATACGTTGGCAGTGGATCGCCGATTTCGGAAAGAGGGAGGAGCGACTGCGGACTTCATCGGATGCGTGGCGTTTGGCCGGCAGGCGGAATTTGCAGAGAAATATCTGCAGCAGGGAATCAAGATCGCCATCACCGGCCGGATTCAGACCGGGAGCTACACCAACCGGGACGGGCAGAAGGTCTACACGACAGACGTGATTGTAGAGGAGCAGGAGTTCGTAGAGAGCAAGGGAGCGAGCGCGGACAGACCGCCAAAGAGAAAGACAGAACCGGAGACGGATGACGATGGATTTATGAATATTCCGGATGGCGTGGAAGATGAAATTCCGTTCCGGTGACAGAGAGGAGAGAGAAAATGTTATTTCCGAAACCGCAGAAGAAAAAGAAGAGAAAGAAACATAGAGAGAGCCTGCTGCAGAGCAGGGAGAGCCGGATCTGCTATCTTTGCGCCAGAGGGGGGGATTATAGCTGGAAGCCGGTGCTGGAGGAACACCACATCTTCGGCGGACCGAATCGGCACCTGTCGGAAGAATACGGCTTGAAAGTCTATATCTGCCCGGAATGTCACCGGACATCCGCCAGCGCAGTGCATCAGGATCCGGCAGGAGAAGCGAACCGATATCTGCAGGCGGCAGGGCAGAAAGCATTCGAAGAGAATTTCCCGGAATTAAGTTTCCGGGAGATCTTCGGGAAAAATTATCTGTGAGGAAGAAAAAAATGGAAGATTACGAAAAATGTAAGCATGTGCAGAGCATTGGAACATACGCGGTATATGTTGATCCGGGATGCCCAAAAGCACACAAAATAAAAGGGACATTGGTAAGTTCGCGACGGAAGTGCGAACACTGCCAGGAAGGAGAAGAGAATGAAAAAAATACCGGAAGAAATGGAAAACTTGATTCTGGAAATGTTACAAAAAGGGGAAAAATACAAAGCAATCACGGCAAGAACCGGAGTGACAGAAACTACAGTTAGAAGAGTAGCAAGAGATAACGGAATATGCAGAAGGAAAAGGAATGTTGAAAAGGGAAATAATTATCCGCCGGAACTGATGGAAGAATGGGATCGGGTAAGACTTGAGATCTTACGGAAAGGATAGGGTATGAGAGCAATTATTGAAATATTAATTGCCTGCGCAGCTATGGTTGGCGCGGCCGCTTGGTTATTGAACAGACCGCCGCGGCCGTCTGATCCAGAAGAAGATGAGGAGTAGGAGCGGTATCGAAGCATAAACATAAAAAGAAATGAGAGAGTTTTAAGCGTTGCGTAATTTGTGCATGAAGGAGGAGTGAGCATGGGAAAACTGGAGAGATTTCACGTGAGAATATGGGATAAAATTAATAAACATATGTTCTATAGATTTTCGTATATTGAATGTAGAGAAAATGGAACTGACACATTAGATATTATTTTAAAATATTCACAGACCTATGAAACAATGCAGAGCACTGCAGTGTACGACAATAATGGATTGCTTGTATTCGAGGGAGATTATCTAACGGATGGAACAACGTTGTGGGAAGTTAGATACGGAGAAACTCATTGCGGATTTTATGCCAAAGCTGTTGCCGGGGATTGTATGCAAACAGACAGTACAATATTTTCACTTTGGCATTTATGCAATCATCATAATGCCGGAAAATCTGTCAAGGTTATAGGGAACATATATGAGAATAAAGAACCATTAAGTAAATTAATTAAGCAAACCGGGGAAAGGTGAGAAAGATGGGAAGAACAGAAACATACTTAAAGGAGTGGAATGAAAAGCATGGTAAGATTAACAGAAAAAAATAAGACAGGACTCTGGCACCTGAGAGGCGTGAGTTGGGAACAACTACAAGAAGGACACAAAATTACGAAAACAGTAAGTGAAAAGATTTACGGAGCCTTATGCAAATTGAAAGATTATGAAGAAACCGGATTGAGCCCAGATCAGGTAGCAGAAGCGGCTGAAAAGAATATCCCATTGGAACCGATGCTGATGCTTGGAATTACCGGAATCACGGTATATGAATGCAAAAAATGCGGAGATGATGTATTTGAAACACAAAATTACTGTCTTCAAGTTGCGATGAGCATACAAAAATAGAAAGTAAAGGATTGGAACGAAAAACACAGAAGAGGAAGAAAGAAGTGAAGGAGTACGGAATAAACGTTGGAAAGGCAAATGCTGTTTTTGAGCAAATTGAAAGCGATAAATACAGCGAGGATGAAAAGCTTCGGTCAATTTTGGTCGTGTTGGATATGCCGACGCACAACGGAATTAAGAAAGATACAATTCTGAAAGCACTTCGTTGGCTTTTCGAATATGCGATAGAAGTAGACGACAAATAAAAAAACGAGGAGGTGAGACCGATGGAGCAGAACAGAGATGAAAAGAAAGATGAGATCGAAAAGAAAAAAGAATATCTGAAAAGGTATCACGGCGCAGTGATTGCGGAAAAGGCGATCCAGCAGGAGATTGATGAGCTGAGAATGGATAAGATGTTTCCGATGCTGATTCAGGACGGGATGCCGCACGGGAGCAGCTGCGGGGACCTGTCGGAATATGCGGCGCAGTTGGACGGATTGCTGGCGGATCTGAAAGAACAGATGGAGAAGCGGATCAGCATCCGGAGAGAGATTACGCAGAAAATCGAACAGATGCAGGATGAGACAGAAAAGACGGTGTTAAGATTACGATACATCCATTGGCTCCGGTGGGAGCAGATTGCCGAGCGGATGGGATACGGATGGGCGCAGGTACATAGAATCCATGGAAAGGCGTTGGCGAACTTCAAAATGAAATAGAATGATACACGGTATAAGTGATATAGTGTAAAAGAAGAGAAACGGGAAAAGGAAAACCGGTTCTCTTCCAGTTCAAAAATCGATCACACCTTGTCGAAGAAAATCCCTGCAGAAGTGTGGGGATTTTCTTATGGGGAAACATGACAGATAAAGAAGCAAAGGAATTCTACAATTCCGAAAAGTGGAAACACAAACGCCTGGCCATTCTGCGAAGAGATCAGTACGAATGCCAGGACTGCAGAAAGAGACTGCAGGAAGCAAAAGAAAAAGATGTGAGGCTGCCGGCGATGGATGCAAAGATCCGGAGGGCAACACAGGTCCATCATATCATGGAGCTGAAAGAACATCCGGAGCTGGCGCTGGATGATGAGAACCTGGTGAGCCTGTGTACGCAGTGCCACAATGAGCGTCATGGCAGACATGTCGAACGGAAATTCATTCCGAAGCGCCGAGTGATCGCGCCGGAGCAGTGGTGACCATCCCCCCGGGGTAATTCTCGGCGATTTTTGGCCGGGGTAGAACGGGTAGGAAGGGGCATGACTGTTCAGATTTTTCGGATTCTCGCGTGAAAGGGGTGGGGTAGCCAGTTCGGATGGAACAGAAAAACAGAAGGGTGGTGAGCAGATGTCACAGAAAGATGTTAAAGAATCGCTGCTGGAGCAGTTGAGATTACAGGGAAAAACGGCGGATTTTTACGGGGATCTGGTGGAAGATTATATGCACTACTGGAAATTAAAAAAGGATCTGATTCAGGATATTAAAAAGCGTGGAATCCGTTATGAAGCCATGAACGGAAACGGAATTAAGGTGGAAAAAACGAATGAATCTGTGCAAAATCTGCAGAAAACCACGGCAATTATGTTAAAAATTTTGAGTGATCTTGGTCTGAGAGACCAGATCTCGAATGAGTCTGAGACAGATGGTTACCTGTAAAGAAATTGACGACTATCTTGCCTACGCGAAAGCACATCCGGAATGGATCAACACAGAAAGAAAACTGTTAATCGAGAACATCGTACTCCCGACTTTGAAGAGAGACGATGTTTTTTTTGACGAAGAAACCTACAGAAAATGTCTGCAGTATTGCGAGAATAATTATTACCCACTTTTTACGTACCAGAAATTCATTTATGCGTTTGCTTTTATGTACATTGACGACATGCCGCTGTTTCAAAAATTCATCGTGATGATGGGAAGAGGAAACGGAAAGGATGGATTTATTGTACCGCTGGCGAATTTCTTTCAGACGCCATTGTACGGCGTTGAAAATTATCACATAGAAATCGTGGCGAATGCGGAAGATCAGGCGAACGAAACTTTCAAAGTTGCTTATAATGTCTGCAAAAAGAAAAAGTTTAAGGGAAAATTCAGCGTTACAAAAGAGCTGATCACGAATCTCAAGACCGGGTCGGAGTTGAAATACAATACAAGCCGAGCGGAAACCAAAGATGGAAAAAAGCCCGGATGCCTGATTCTGAATGAGATACATGCCTATGAGAATTATGATCAGATCAACGTGTTTGAAAGTGCACTTGGAAAAGTAAAGCATCCGCGGGAATTCATTATCACGACAAATGGATACGTGCGAGATGGACCTCTGGACGAAATCCTGACGATGATAGAAGAGATTCTGAGGACGGGAGAAAATCCGCTCGGATATTTTCCTTTCGTCTGCAAGCTGGACACGAAAGAAGAAAAAGATCTTCCGGAGGCCTGGCACAAAGCGAACCCATCGTTGGAATATATGCCAATTTTGGCAACGCAGATCATGAAAGATTATATGGAAGCACAGAAGCTTCCGAGTAAACTTCCGGAGCTGATGACCAAACGTTTCAATTTGCCAGCGCGGAATGAAGAAGAGACCGTAACGTCGTGGGAAAACATTCTGCGGTGCTGCTATGACGATATCGAGCGGAAAACGCCGAGAAGAACTGCAGACACGAAAGGAAAGCTTGCGATTCTGGCGTTGGACTATGCCGACATTCGAGATTTTGCGTCGGCCGGAGTGTTGACACAGGACGGTGAGGAGTTCATATGGCGGCAGCACACATGGATCTGCAAAGATTCGCCATTTCTGGAAAAAATCAAATTTCCGCTGAACAATTTCGGACAGCCGGAATTTGAGGACTTTGAGGTGACGGATGGTCCGACGATCCCGATTGACGCCATCATTCGATGGTGTGTTGAGAAGATGAATGAATATGTTGTGCAGAAGATTACAATGGACACATACCGCTACCAGATGTTCAAAGCAAAATTCGAAGAAGCTGGAATAACGATCGAAAGCAAACAGAATCCGGCGGGACTGGTAAGACTGGTGCGAAGAATCGGATCGGCGTGTGCCATCATTGCTCCGGAGATTGAAAGGCTGTTTGCAGAAGGAAAAATAAATTATGGTCCGTCATCCATCATGCGATGGTACACAAACAACACGAAAGTGAGCACGGACAAGTACGGAAACAAGATGTACGGAAAAATAGAACCGAAGTTAAGGAAAAACGATGGATTTATGGCTTTCGTGGCGGCGATGTTTTCGAAGGATGAGATAAAGGAGACGGTTATCTATGTTTGATTGGTTTTTCAAAAGAGCAGAAAAAGAAGAGTCTCTGCTCGAAATCATAACATCGACCACACAGCAGCTGCAGTTGTATGAATTCGCAAAAGAGAAAGCAATTGGTATGATTGCGGATGCGATTGCAAAATCGGAAATTGTAGTCCAGAGGAAAGACAAAAAAGGAACAAGACGGGCAAAAGATGACGTCTATTGGCGGCTGAATGTGCGACCGAATGCCAATGAAACCGGAACGGATTTCTGGCGTGCGGCGATCCACAAACTGCTGACGAAAAAAGAAGCGTTAATCTGCAGAGTGGGGGAGCAATACTTTCTTGCGGATTCCTGGACACTGAATGACAGTGTAATCTTACCGCAGATCTACAGCGATATCACGATCAGCTGCAACGGAAGAACGATGACGCTGGATATGTACCTGACGGCGGATCAGGTGCTGCACTTGCGGCTGCGAAATGACCGGCTCAGTGCACACCTTGGGAATATTGCGAAAAAGTACAATAAGCTGGCGAACGCGGTCTGCACGATGCAGACGTATGTTAATACGCCGAAATTCAAGCTCCATTTTGACGCGACAAATTCCATCATTGCGACAAAAGATGAGAATGGAAACGTGAAAACGCTGACAAAAGATCAATACAAAGAGAAGCTGCAGGAGACGTTGCTGAGTGATGAACCGTCAACTATCATCACGAGCGCCGGAATTGATATCAACCAGATTGAAATTAAGGCCGGAGGGGCAAGTGAGGACGTTGTAAAGTATGCGAAAGAAATTTTTAAGGACACCGCAATGGCATTTAACATCCCAATGGCGGTATTCCTGGGAGAAATCACAGAAAAAGCGGACAGCACAAACGAGTTCATCACCTACGCAGTTTCACCGATTGCCGAAATTCTGAACGATTCATTCAACGCAAAACTTGTCGGAAAAGAAAGTTATGAAAAAGACGAGAAAATTTGGGTGGATCTGTCAAGATTCAAGCACCGCGACCTGATTGAGTGCGCAACCGGCATGAGTACCCTGCGGAGCATCGGCTTCAACCTGGATGAGCTGCGGGAATCCATCGGCTGGGAAGCACTGAATACAGAATTCAGCCGAAGCCGTATGGTGACAAAGAACTATACCGCGGACGAAAGCGCGGTCACGGGAAACACAGAGTAAATCTCCCAGCTGATGGGTGAAACAGCAAATAACAAGGGAAGGAGAAAGCCATGAAAAGAAAAGAGATGCATTACTGCCAGCAGGTGGATGGCAACGTGCACAAGATCTTTCTGTATGACGATATCTCGAAATATGGAGAGTGGAACTGGGAAACCTGGGACTATGACGAATCGGAGACATCCGCGGCACATTTCCAGAAGCTCCTGGAAGCGGTGCCGGATGGGGAAGAAATTGAACTGCATATTAATTCCTACGGCGGATCGGTTTCGGAAGGAACGGCCATCTACAACCTGCTGCAGGAGAGCAAGGCACACAAAGTGGGAATCGTGGACGGCGTATGCCATTCAATCGCGTTTACAATTCTGCAGGGGTGCGATGAGCGAATCATGGGATACGGCACAAGCGCGATTATCCACAACATGTGGGCCAGCGTCACAGGAAATGCAAAACAGCTCCGGGAAGAGGCGGACAAGCTGGACGTGTGTATGGAATCCTGTGTGCAGCTGATGATGCGCCGTGCGACCATCGATGAGGCAGAACTGAGAGCCATGATGGATGCAGAGACCGTGCTCACGCCGCAGAAAGCCTTGGAGTGCGGACTGATTGATAAAATCGGCGTGGAGCAGAAGGAGGAGCCGCGGACAGAACAGCTTCTCGCAGAAAATGAACAGCTGATCAAACAGCTGAACAATCGCACATTCATGGATGCGGAGGTTAAAAAGTTCATGCGGGCTGTTGCGCCGGCGCAAAAACAGAAAAGCGGATTTGACGCTTTCTTTCGGAAAGGAGAAAAAGAATGAACATCGACAAAATCACAGATAAAGAGCTGAAACAGAAAGTAATGAAGATGATGGAAGAGGCAGACGATAAGGTAGAGGCGATCTACCAGGCTGCCGCTATGATCGTAGAGGAGAAAAACAAAGGACTCATCAATCAGCTCGTGGAGCAGAACGCCCGCGCGGCACATGATGAAGAGTACAGAAAACGTCTGAATCTTCACAGCCTGTCGGACAAGGAAAAACAGTTCTATGAAGGACTGAAAGATGTAAAACAGGCGATCACTGCGAAGCAGATCGACATCATTCCGGATGAAATCATCGACAGAACACTGGATGATGTGAAAAAAGCAAGTAAAATTCTGAGCCTGGTAAATTTCGCGCCGGCCAATGTGAAAAAATGGCTGATCGGCAGCCATTCCGGAACGGCTGTGTGGGGAGATTTGACTGACGCAATCAAGGGAGAACTGAGCGCAGGATTTGAGATGCTGCCGCTGGATGTGAAAAAAATGACCGTATTCCTGGTGATCCCGAAAGCAATTCAGGATCTTGCACTTCCATTCGTGGACAAATATTTTACAGCGATTCTTGCGGAAGCAATGCAGGACGGACTGGTTAGTGGTTACCTGACAGGAAACGGAAAAACAGGACCAGTCGGAATTATGAATAAAATCGAAAGCTTCAAGTCGGACGGAACTGCAGCAGCAAAAACGGTTTTGAATACTGTGACGAAATTTAGCCCAAAGGGTCTTGCAGGAGTAAGAAAAACCCTGTGCAAGGAAGGAAAAAGAACAATCGGAACACTGTATCTGCTTTGCAATCCGCTTGATGAAGCCGAGTATGTGGATCCGGCCCTGTACGGAGAAAGTTTCACAGGAGGATATAAAAACACATCATTTATGCCGTTGGAAAAAATTGTGGATGCGAATGTACCAAAGGGAAAGGGAATCTTCACAATGGCGGGCGTGTACACAATGGGTGCATCGGTCATGGATGTGAACACGTTTGATCAGACGAAAGCAATGGATGATGCAGACGTCATCATCGGAAAATGTTATGCGAACGGACGCGCGGTGGATGATGAATGCGCAGTAGTTTTCGATATCACAAAACTGGAAGAGTACGTGCTGCCGGTCCAGCAGGTAACCGTTCCGCAGACAAACACGCAGGCGGCAGAGAAGTCAGCAGAGCCAACAGCAGAGCCAACAGCGGAATAAGGAGGTAAGGCGGAATGTTGGAAGAAATGATCGAGGAAGTGCGGCAGGAATTTCAGATTCCGCCGTATTTCCCGGATGAGTCGCTGCTGCGGTACCTGAAAGAAGGAAAACACCGTCTTGATACGCTCAATCCGGGAAGAAGCCTGGAAACAGATGATACGTTTCGAAGTCTGCTGAAAAATTACGTATACTATGCATACAATCATAAAACGTACGAATGGGAGCAGAACTATGCTGCAATTATCTTATCATGGCAGCTGGAAAGCGAGGTGCCGTCATGAGCCTGCCGGTGTACACAAGCGGATGCTTTGAACTCTATAGAATCAAAACAGACGAAACCAAAGATTTTCCGGAAGATATTTTGGA